GTGTAAGAGGTGAACCTTTTGTTGCGCGTAAAGTTACGTCAGTCATTATAAATTATCCTTTAAGCTACGATTGCTCGATCTTGTACTCTTCTCCAATTCGTTCCATCAGAGAACGCAAGAGTAGCACCGCCAGTTTCATTGCTTACAAATATTAAAGAGGAGAATGGATCAGTAGATCCTAGATTCCCATTGATTGTTGCACTAGGTAGACTCGCTACTACATACCCTTGAACTAACAGAGGTCCTTCTCCAACTCGGGAGAAGACAGTATTGAACCAGTCGTACCATGGTCTTGAGTCAACCTTCCCCAAATTAGTAGGAGGAGCATTGAGCTGAATTCGTCTAGGCATAGTTTGATCCTTTGAAGTCTATCTCAAGAGCTTCGAATCTTAACTGCTCAGCACCTGTGTAAGTCAGCTCAAAGGCTCTACGGTTGAATAACCCTAGTCTTGTAAGCTTCCTACGCGCATTAGTGTCAATACTACGAGTAGCGCTAAAAGTGTTGTAATGGTCATCAGACCAACGGATATCAACATTAGTAGTACCAGTAGTTCCGCCTATTCGACCTCCTACAAGTTCAACCTTATGCATCATCTTGTTGTTCTGTACATCACCGTCAAACTCTGCAAGAGTTATACGACACTCTATATTAGCCTGTGCATCAGCACCCAGTGCGAGGACATAGTCATCTTGCTGCTGGATATAGAGATCTACCATATAGTCTGTATCACTCTCAGAGACTACATCAGTAGGTGTTGAACTACCTGAGAACTTGAAGATATCACCGTTGAGGAAGATACCGAAGCCTTGACGTGAGCCTAGTGAAGTCTGATCTGTCCACTTAACTAGTGGGAAATTAGAGAACCCAGGGAGAGATATATCCCATAAGGACCAGAGCTTTGTAGTCCTATCATAGACTATAGTCTGTACAGCCTGGAAGTTACCATCGACTGTTGATAGGGCTGTTATTAGGAGAAGCTCATGACCATTAATAGAAAACCCAGCAGTAATAGCATCAAGGTCACTTTGAATAAAGGAGTCATGGATATACCTATCAATCTGAGGATTAGATATTTTAGAGACCTGGAAAGAGTCTAGGAGGTACACACTACCAGAACCAGTAAGGTCCGAACCGATGAAATAGATCTTATCACCTGTGTTATGGATAGATCGTCCATCCGTCACACCAGTCTTAAACGATATATCGTTACGACGCTGTAAGACACTACCTGCTGGATAACCTGCATTGTAGAAGAACTCAATAGTACGTGAGCCAAATACAACCACCTGATCCAAATACTTAGTGATGTGGACAGCTTTATCAGGTTCACGTTCAGCAGTAAGGAAGTCTAGTGCAACCCATGAAGTCGGATTGTTATGAACAGATTGAGATATTGTACCGTCTGAGGATCCTACGAAGAGGTAGCCATCCAGTACAGCAGCACCTTGTATCAAGTCTGTGGGGAAGTCCGCATCAGTTATCTGAGTAAGTGTACCACCTGTAGTGATGGTCCATCCTCTATTGTTCTCATGGTCGATAATAACGATACGAGAGCCAAGCTCTAGCATAGTAACTGGTTCAATACCTGCAGTTATCGTACCTATTGTTGTAGCGTAGTTTCCCTTATAGATAGTATTATTGTTAATAAAGTAGAGGGCGTTAGTAGCTTCCCAGAAGTAACAACCACGACCACGAATATTTACGGAAGCGGCTGAAGCATCAGTTACTACGGCGATAGGAGGACGTTGAGTCCCGTACAGCTTACCGTCTGAATACTTCTCATAGATGATATTACGAGCATCTGTACCACTAGTGATACTGCCGCCACCGAACACTTCAGGATCGAGGCTAGACGTTAAAGGTATACGGAGCTTCATTAGAGACCTTCTCCACGCTGATCAGGTGTCATGTAGACACTAACATAAAGTTCCTCATCGAACCCACGAGCCATCTCATAGTAGGCCTGGGCCTGAGAGGCTATCTCACGATACTCACTAGCTGGAAGTCCATACTTCGTAGCCAGTAGTACTGCAAGGTTTAGGGTTAGTGGTAAGTACCACTCTTGAGGGAAGTCAGGGTTATCAGTACCAGCATCTAGATCATCCAGAGTACGTTGTACAAACATCACGATATAATTCTTTTCATCATCAGTAGTAGGCCATACGAATAGCTTACCTGCATTGACCTGAGGGTCATAGTAGAACTGATTGACGATACCAACATTATCCTTAACAGATAACTGGTTATAGTATCTCCGAGAGACTTTACCTATCGGGATGTCTGTATTACTAGAAGCGAGGTGGATATAAGATTCCATAACCTTCATTGGACGATCAGCAGTAGTAGTGTATGCATATACCACAGCATCTACTACTACATCATCAGCTAACACATCTGTTAGAGTGATCACATCAGCTGATGGAGTACCGTTCACAGTAGTCCATTGTACGTTAGTACCTTGTGCAATACCTATCTGATCACCGTTTGAGATACCTGTGTCACTGTCCACTGTAATAGTAGAAGCACCAGACACTGCAGCAACACTCACTGTAGTCTCTGTAAAGTCCGTGGTGACATGATCAGTAGTAGTTGATCTTAAGCTGTACTCTTCCTGAGCTTTCTCTGTGAAGAGATACATACGCTCTATAGCGAACAGATTAAGACCCTCTGCCTGCCAAGCTTTAGTCATCATGTTCAGAGTACGAGAAGCACTAGCTATCTGGTTAGTGTTGGCTATCTCGCCTTCACCTAGAACACCTAGCATCTCTAACGCTTCATTGATGATATCGTCACGAGTTACTGCAAAGTTAGTTGATCCTGAAGTAGCCATTAACGTTTCCTCGCCCACCAGCGTACAGTGATATTCTGTGCTGATGTATGTGAATTATACACTTTGATAGTTAAGCGGTTAGCGCCTGGAGCAGTCATAGAGGCTACGTGAGCATTCTCTGAGAAGCCACCAATCCCTTCATTCATAGTGAGAGAGTAACCATCTAGGGTACGTATTCCTACTATGACTTCCTGATTCGTAGCACCGAGTACTGTGAATCCAAAGTCCATATCGTTTGTAGAGAGGCCTGGAGCGATAGTGTTATCCTCAGCAGTTGCTGAAGAAGCAACACTGCTAAAGACCTTAGAGCCATTAGCAGGGGAAAGACCATCTAACCTAGTTTTGTCTCCATTCACAAATGCACCCTCTGAAGGTTTAACCTGCAAAGTAGAAATAGTGACCCCTTTAACGCCAGCTAGGTCAGCTAGCTCGCTATCCATCAACGCACCTGCCGCAGTTACATTAGTGGCATCAGTTACATCAGCACTTGCTTCAATGCCATCAAGCTTAGCCTTATCTGCTGCAGAGGACGTTCCAGCGGTGCTGGCGGTCACTACAGGTAGAGCATCAATGATTTCTTGAGTAGTAGTAGGGTCTGCGAGTAATGTATAGTGTAATCTGTTAAGATCATTCAACCAGTCTGTTGAGATGACCGTTACTTGATCAATAAAAGTTGTATCTGCCATCTTATAATCCTGGTTTAAATGTTCCTGGAGGTATAGCAGTGGATCCACCGTACTCACCAACAGCCATGCCTGCTATTGCACAACCTGCTATTGCTATTCCTGCTATCGCTGAGCGCGTCTCACAGATCTGATCTATGAATCTATCTACTGGTTCAGACCTTACTGGCTCTTTAGCTGCCATGTCATCCGCACGACCTCTTACGAAGTCTTGTGGGTGACGTGGTTCCCAATCATCTGGGCAGACTATGAGGTTATCCCAAGTCTTCTTTGCATCTTTAGCACGTACAGCACTAGAGCATCTGTCACAGTAGACCCAATGGTTACCAGCTTCCCAGCCTGGATTACGAGTCTTCTTACCACGGACATTCATCTGTGGAACGTTAGTACCCTCGTCAGGTCTATGCTTAGCCATTGAGATCTCCTTAGATTACACAGTGTATACGGTGTAGGCTGCGCCAGTACCTGTTACATCTGCATAGATACCAGTAGTCGTTCTGATCGGGTTATTGAACGAGAACAGACGGGTATCATCTGTACCTGGGACAAGCGCTTTAAATACGATAGTTCCTGAGGCTGCAGTGTTATCATAAAGGATTACAGTTACGTCGTTAGTCTTATCTGTTTCTATTAAGATACCAGAGATAAGTCCTATACCGGTACCAATGAGTGCATCGGCAGTCTTACGTCCTGCTGTTTTAGATGAAGTGACCATTCTGGTCTCCTAAGTTAAGTTAGTAGCGCCGCGGTCTATCCCGCATCGTGTAATGTTGTCTCTATCATTTTTGTCCCTACTAATAGAGGGATCTGAGTAGTGTGAGGCTACCTAAGTAACCTCATACTCTTTATATACCGTCTTGGATAACCTTAGCTTTCCATGTACTTGATGCTAGATTAATCGCACCGGTAGTCTCATTCTGTAACCGTACTTCTACTGTATTAGCAGAGATAACGGATGCAGTCATGAGGATACCTTGTAGATCAACGCCAGGAGCGACTAAAACGAAGTCGCCCACAACAGCACCAGTAACTGTGATAGAGAGGTTTGCACCAACTCCATCAGCTAGGTTAGCAGGATCAAGAACGGCAGTTCCATTTAAAACCTTAGTAGCTAGGATAACGGAATTAAGACCGAGGCCTTCATTACCGCCACTAGGAATTAGGTTTGTAAAAGTTGGGGTTGCCATATCTTATCTCCTATTAGGCTCCAGCAGTACCGAAAATACCACGATAGTCAGTCCAGCCTGGTACATAACGCTCAGTAGCTTTGTACTTAGCATTTTCAGTATCGAAGTCGTTATCGATAGTGAATTCTGCACCACGACGCTCATAGAGCTTCATGCTATCAGGAGCATTAGTACGTAAGAACCATGCATTGGTATCAGTGAAGTAGTGGTTGATTTTCACGCCACCAGGGATCTTACCCATTGCATTAATTGCGTTCACATCGTTGTTAGCAGAACCAACACGATATGGAGTCTTTAATATACGCTCAGCTTCGAACTCAAGATCTACAGGAATATGTAGAGTCTGTGGACGATAATTGATACGCAGACCACGATCATCGGTCCACTTCTGGATATCGATGCACGCTTGCTCAAGAGAAGCTTCTGACAAGTCAGCTGCTACTGCTAGAATGTTAGACTGAGTACCACCAGCGAAGTTAGGGTGTGCAGCGCTTGCTAGACAAACACCATCACCACCTACAAAGCTAGGGTTAAATGCGCGATTATAAACGTTGGCACATACGTTCTCTTTGGTCTGACGCATAGAGAAAGCAAGAGCTTCCGACTTACGCTTACCAACTACATCATATAGATCGTCTTCTACCATCTCACGAGTGATCACGAAACCTAGAGCGAATACTGTATGGCTGTAACGAGAGATGAATGCTTGAGTCGCATCATCGTATGCTACTGCTGATCCTTCAGGTTTTTCCTGAGCTAGACCGAAGCCGCTAGTGCCTACATCCTCTTCATAAGAACGGCGTGAAGCGTGAACATCAAAAAGATCTTTACACTCAACTTCGAACTCGTTATATTTATTGCCGTACCAAGAGCTAACGCCGGGAAACAGCGCCTTTGCAAAACTAGTACTTGTTATTACACCTGCCATGTCTTATTTCTCCTTATGTCTACAGTGTGTTAACGGTATCAGTGAACTTAACCAAATGGCGAGCATTCACTAGAGTAGTATCCATACCTGGGGTTGTGACGTCCTCAATAACTGTAATGTCATGATTAGAATCAGCAACTAACTCTGTAGTTGAGTTACCACTAGTACGTGAACCGTGAGCTGTATTAGCAACAAGGTTGATATCTGCTGCAGAACCAGCTACCAGATCAAGATCTGCTGCAGTCTGTATCTCAAAGATATTACCTTCAGCTGGCATAACAGCTATAATTAAACCAGTAGCATCAGCTAAAGGTGCATAGCGCAGACTTAAATCATCAGCATTAAAGTAGCCATCACCATGTTCAATAGCAGAAGACTTACCAATAGCTACACAGACACCAAGGATGGTATCATTAGAGTTTGCTGGTAATACCTTACCAGATACCAGTTTTACCGGGTCTCCAATATAGATATCACCGTGATTGCCGGTTGCATCTCCTGAACGGTCCGCAGCGGTGTACTTACGTATCATCGCGTTTGGTGCCATGCCCAGCAGAGATTTAGCAAATTTAAAGCCGTTAGGGCGATCAATATTTGCCATAGTTTACTTCTCCTTAGTTATCCGATCTCTACAGAACCGTAAAGATCATCAGCACCAGCGGATTTGCTAGTACTACGTTTCATTCCATCTTCAATGGATTTGTTTATATCTTCTTTGGCTTTTGCATCTTCTTCATGGAATTCCTTAGGAATACGCATGAGATACAAGAAGTCACCGTTACCCGCTGGGGTACGTATGATTGAACCAACATTGTCAGACTTGTAAACATTACCTTGTCCGACTGAGACTCCTTGTGCGTTTGTTACAAATTCATAGCCTGCGGCATTACATGCCATAATACGTTGACCACCTTCATTTGAGTCTAAGACCCAACGGTATACATAGTTCTTATCATCGCAACCTTGTACTGTCAATTTATCACGGAATCCGCTAATCGGTACTCTCTTGGCTGGGCGTGCTCCTGTATTCTCTGCACGACTCTCGTCCTTACGTGGACGGCCTGGACCTTTCTTTTTCACTTCCATAGGTTATAACCCCTTCTGCTTATCTATTTCACCAAGAGATACGAGTTGATCTACGTACTCTTGCTCTGTCTTAAATGCGCCTGCTTCGATGAAGGTTCTACAAATCTTCTTCTGCATACTATTCATGTCACGGGCGGTATACTTACCCTTACTTGCACTACGAGCCATTGGTTCACCCACTTCCGATGTTGCTGTTGGACGACGACGTTGTGTTAGCTTCTCGTCAAACTTATGAGGAAACTCTTCTCTCATAACCTTCTCGACATATTGAAGGACATCTTTAGGCTTATCCCTAGCTTCAGGATTCATGTTCAAGTATTCCTGGGAGATAGAGTCTGCTGCACCACGCATGATAACATCACGGCCATACCACTGATTCTCTGACATCCAAGTTTCAATATCAGGATGTACTGTAGGAGCTGCCGGTGTTGCTCCTACTTCCTTCTTCGCTTCTTTAAGCTCTTGGATCTGTTCATCAACTTCTACGATCTGTTCGTAGTCATCAACTTCCATAGCCTGTACTTTAAGCGACTTAAGGTCTAGCATAGCCTTGTCGTATTCTTTCTCAGCGATCTTAGAGTTATGAGTACCCATCTCTTTAAGGGCAGTCTTAATATTCTCTAATTCGTCCTTCTGACCACGTAGTTGTCGTGTCTGGTCCGATATACGGTCCATCAGTTCACCACGGTCTAAGAACTCTTTTGCAGGACGCCATTGATCTGGCTCACCTGTCCACTCATCTTCTGGTCTCCAGCCTTTATCTAGGGCCTTCTCTTCAATGGGTGTTGCGTCTACGATCTTCTCTGTGACTTCTTCAGTCATCTTTCTCTCCAGTAATTACTGCGCATATATCTTCATCATTCATTAAGACGTATGATTCACCTGTTGCAGGGTCATCTATCTTAGCTCCCGCATATCGGGAGAAGTATACTCGATCACCACGTTTACACCAAGGAGCACCTGTAAAGTCTTTACTAAATGCTCGCCAGGCTTGATTACCATGGTCGACTAATGTTCCTAATGAACATGCTGCTTGCTCTAATTGTTGTGAGTCTGCTGTGTGATATATAATACCAGACTCTGTTGTTTTTTCTATTGTATCGGCCTGTACAAGTACTTTGTGGCCAAGTGGATTTATCATCCTACCCCTCTTTAAGCTCTAGCTTACCGATATCCTCGATCTGTTCTAAGACCTCATCTATCGTCTGTATCTTACCAAGAGCGCGTGAATTCAGCTGAGCTGTTGCTTCAGCACTCTTCTCTGCATAACCTGAGTTCATCCACTCGGTTACGATTCTGTACATGTCACCTCTAAGTCCATTGACTAGTGAGGATGTACATGGATGTTTGAGCCAGGCCATTGCCTCACTCTTATTAACTATATCTAGATCACTTATTGCCCGAAGTAGGTACTTCTCTGGATCTAAGTTGCTGTTGCTGTAGCTCACGGTCTTCCTCTTTATCAAGACTATCTAATTGCTGACCGATTATCTCTGCTTCGGTCTTTATCTCTTCCATATCTACTCGGCGTCCTTCATCGTCCAGATCGACACCAATCTGCTCAACCTTAGCCATGTTCAGTTCTGAACCTGACTCATCCTTCTGAGCTTGTGCTCTGATCTTCAATGTATCCAACTGAAGAGCAGTAGTATCCATCTTAACCTTATGCTGGAACTCTGCTTGCTGCATCTCAAACTCTGCCTTCTGCATTTCTACTTCAGGGTTAGGTTGAGGTTCTGGCATCTTCATCAACTGCTCAATATTCTCTTGCTCTTCAGATTCTAAGGCACGCTTAGTAACTTCATAAACGTTGAGAGGAAGTCCCATCTGAAGCTTCTCTAGGAGAGCTTGAGACTTAACAGACTTCTGAGCTTGTGATACAATGTTCGGATCAGATGCTGGTTTGATATCCATCTTCTCTTCTAAGAAGTCCTCTTTACCGAACTGAGCTTCCGGATCCATCGCTTGCTCATCTAGTACCGTCTCATAAACATCTTCGTCTAAGTAGATAGAATTGAGGCGATACATGATCTTATATTCTTTAGCAAGTGCTCTGTGTATACGCTTATAAATACCTGTGAAGACTTTCAGACCTTGTTCCAGAGATGCCATAGCTGTTGTAGCTGGGGTATTCTGTCCTGGGGTCTCTCCGACCATCATATCAGTCGTTGCTGATACACGCTCTCCAGACTCGATCAATTGACCTAGTAGTTGGAAGAGTACGTTGCTCGGGTCTCTTACAGGCATTGGGAAGACACTCTTACGAATATCATCACCAGTAGAATTCACTATCTTCCACTCACCAGGACGGAATCGAGTAGCACCACCACGAAGCTTAATGCCTCGACCAAGGAATCCACCCTGGAGGTTACTCAATGTACCAGCATCGATGAGCTGGTTAATCATAGTGTTTACAGCTTCGTTGATTGGACCTAGGAGAGTACCGAGGCCAAGACCTGATACAGCTGAACTAGGGTCCGGCATGAAGATGTAAGGAGTGAAGTACGTGTCAGGAACAATCTTGATCAGATCGCCCTTAGTATTATAGAAAGCACTACCTTCTGACCAACGGGCCATGATACGTAGGATCCTACCATCTTTAGTGAGGGTAACGATATATGGCTCTTTATAGCCGTCCTCATCTAGATCAAGTAAACAATGCGACTCATATATAGTATGAGCTGCCATGTCAGAACCTGAAGTAGGCTTGATATCGTTGATGGAGTTCATGGCATTACGGTCCATGCCTTCATCATCTGGCTCATGTAGATCGATGTCTAAGAAGACACCAGCACGTTGCAGCTCATATACTTCGTTCTCGTCCATATACATAACGTGAGTCATGCGGGCGCGAGCGAAGTCCTGGGCGTAGTAGTTGACAATCATATCGTTAGGAAGTACTACAATAGACTTGATAGAACCTGCGTTCTCGCTGAAGTATGTCTTCTTATAACAGATACCTGTCATAGGAAGGATGAAGAGGAGGCGATCCATCTCATCCATCCAATCTTCCATCTCTTCCAATACTTGGTAAGACATGTATTTACTAATACGCTGACTGCGAGCTGCTTTAGCTCCATCAGGGTCACGGCCTATTACGCGGGCACGTACAGGCTGAGGACTGTTAACCAGGTTAGGTAAGGCTCTCGCATGGAACTGCATAGCTGCAATAGTGAGGAGGGGGTACTTAACGTTAGAGGCACCAGGCCAAGGGAAAGACTTATCTTCACGCACCTGTGAAGCTAGTTTCAACCAATCTTTGTTAGTATCCATCCAACTTTTACGAGATTCCTCGTCTAACTCGATCTGCTCAGTAAGCTCTTTACCCACGCGATCGAGTGTATCCTGGTCGAGTTTATCGGCCAAGTTCACTTCAAACGGTGCTTCTTCTAAGTTAATCTTCATATAATTAATAGCCTGTTATTGAGCTTACGCCGAATCCGTGGAAGTCGTCTGACTCATCACGCTCTCTCTCGTATTCATCCCGATCGTGTTCTGCTCTCGTCGGGACATCTATGATCTTATCTAAACCTAATGCAATCCATGCAGCGGAGTCAACTTGGTCCATGTACTTACCACGAGGGAAAGTCAGTAGTTCCTGTTGGAAGCTAGGGAACCACTCTGCGTCATGGTCAAACTCAACCATACCTGCTCTCATACGAGCTTGTAGGGCCCTTGCACGCTTGATCTTATCCTGTGTGGCCTGCATAGGCTCTACAGTTAGATAGACGTCACGTTCTTGCATCTCTTTGTTGAGGATAGGTCCGAGAGTCCTTGCAATGTTCTCTTGCTCTATGAAGAAGCACTGAGGACTGTAGATGTTCTGTAAACGAAACAGTTCATCTATAATCTCTAATGCATCTCCACGGAATCTGACTATGTCTCGGAACCTGAGCTTACCTTTATGTGTCACCGAAGCTACAGCGAATACAGTATATGCTCTTGACTTCTTCTGAGAGATTGCCAAGTCACATGCTACATAGAATTCTTCTGGCTGAGTTGTATCATCTAGAGGTAAGAAATCTTTCTTCTTAAAGTAGGCAGTAGCTTCGTCTAGCGGATAGTTCAAGTACTCTTGGGAGTATCCCTCTGGGAATCCTCGCTCCATGTAGTCTTGACGTATCTCTTGAAAGTGCTCTGCACTAAACCTTTCAGGCCAGAGGATCTCAGAGAAGTCCTCATTATGGGCCTTGAATCGGATACTCTTCCATATCCTATCATCATCTTCAGAGTACTGTGCTAGCTCTGTAGTGATTGTATCATCTTTGAGAGCATCCGGCATTAAGTTCTCTAGGAGACTATCTAGATGAAGGATAGTGCCCACGATACGAATATGAGTGTTTTCACCACCACAAGGTAGTAAGGCTCCGTAGAACCAGCGCATGAACTTATGTCTGCGCTCTTCATTCATTACGATATCGTCGTTCTCGAGGTCATCACCTACGATGAGGTCTGGACGCGTGTTACGCCACTTCATACCTCGAACTTTCTGTTCAGAACCTTTAGCAATGATTCGGAATGAGTCTCCATCCTTAAACTGGACTACAACTTCATTCTCTCTATCCTTTATGATATTGCCAATATTGAATGTGGCTATAAGTTCTTCATTCTCTACGAATTCAGCCTTAATATCACGAAGGAAGTCCACTGCTTGGCCTTCTGTGTCCGATACGATAAGTACATGCTTTTTATACTTAAAGCAGACATTGGCCAGAACAAAAGAGTGAGTTACCGCCGTTGACTTGGCGTGACCCCTGGGTGCTGCAACAGCAACTTTAGGATCGTCTTGACACATAATGTCCCAAAGAGTAAGATGGAAGTGCGGAGTAGGTCGAGGGTTATCAAAACGAGTAATGAGGAGGCTATTAGTAAATCCATAAATGATATCTGCCGTTAACTTCATATTGTGGTCTGTACCCCTATCGGGTTCTATATGGACGTCCCGTGCTGCAGATCCTCAACTACCAGTTAAGGCAGTAAATGAGGGTCTCACTTAGGGCTTAGTGCTTCGTAATACTACTGTTAGGTTCTATTATTAATGTGCCATCTGCTAGCCCCTTAGTAACTTCCTGGTAGTCGTAATTCTCTTCCTCTATAGGCACTGTGGCCGTATCATTGACAAAGTAACCTATAAGGATACCATCTTCATTTTTAAGTTCTACTACTTTTTCAATTATCATGATTTTTTACTCTTTTTACCAGCTGTCTTAGTCCGAGCATAGCTGCGGTTCTTAGACTTAGGTTGGGCTCTTAGGTTAGATCTCTTGTTATCTTTAGGATTACCATTCTTGTGATCCACGTCCTTACCATCTCCCTTCTTAACTACACCAGCTTTAGCTAGGGTGGCTCGGGCAGCATTACGTGATGCTCTTTTCTTCTTAGCAGCAGTACTAGCGTGTTGCGTCTTGTACTCTTGCTTGTAGTCTCTTACATAGTTCTTACTACTTGGCATCTTCTACTCCTTCTATCTGAGTATGCCCAACTAGGAGCTATAGTTAACATTATTGGAAGGTCTCTAAGATAACCGTATCTCTTACGGGCATATTTACCCCCGTTGTACCATAGTAGGTTAATCAGCCCCATCTTCTACCACCTCATGTGTTGCTTCGATAGTCTTGCCTTTAAGCTTCATGGCAAACTCTTCGAACTTATCAGTAAGGTTCTTGACCGTATCCTTATGTGATACACTCACTGAGTGCTGTGTCGCTTGTCCTCGTATCAAGGCTCTCTTCTCGTATAGTACGCCTAACGTACTTGCGAGCTCCCGACCTTTCATAGGCAAGCGACCTACGGTCCCGTCCTTTTTTGAGATGTGATCCCCTTTCTGGACTCTATCAGATATCTCATTAACAGCGTCATAAATGACTTTAGACAGCATAGCATCTAACTCATCCTGCTTCTTG